TTTCGAAGTAAATTAGGAAATAAAGCATACTCTAGTAGGTATTCAGAGTTAAATGCTTATTTATATAATGCAAAAGAAAAAGGATTTAATCATTTACAAATTGTACCTCAATCTTCAATAGCAGATGAAAAACATTATATTGAAATGATGGAGTATGCTGATCAAAATAAATGGGAAGGTCTTATTTTACGTAAAGCTGATTCCGTATATGAAGGTAAGCGCAGCAAGACAATGGTTAAATGTAAATCATTTCACGATGCTGAATATAAAGTTATTGATTTAGAAATAGGGCCTTTTAGAATGATTGAAAATGGTTTAGAGGTTACTAAAGAAGTTCTTACCAATGTTGTAATTGAACATAAAGGTAATAAAGTATCAGTAGGCTCTGGTTTTTCAATCGGAGAAAGAGAATACTTTAAAAATAATCCAAACGAAATACTTAACAAAATAATTACAGTTAAGTATTTTGAAGAAACAAAAAATCAATCCGGTAATTGGAGTTTGCGTTTCCCGACAGTGAAAGCACTTCATGGATCTAAAAGATTAGTATAATGGCAAGAAAAAAGAAAGTAGAAGAAGTTGTAACGACCCCAGTTAAGTTACCAAAACCAAAATATAAAGTTGGCGAAACAGTTTTAGTTGATTTTATAGGAACTGTTCGTTCAGCTGAAATAATTGAATGCCGACAACACCCTTCTCAGCCTAGATGGATTTACAAAGTTAAAGATCGCACAGGCACTATCATTCCATGGGTAGGTATTAATGGACAAGAACAATTTTCAAATATAGTAGAAAAAAATTCCAATGAAAATTTGGATACTGAAAAAGAATAACTTAATTTTAAATTGATATTTATTAATATGCAAAGACAAAATCATTTACGCAAAACAATTGCCATTGCATGCTCAATAGCTCTTGTAATAGTATTGTTATTTAGTTTAAGACCTACAAGCACAACTTCAATACTTGACATTACTGAATTAGACAGTACGGAAATTGCAAATTACAAACCTGAAATTCAAATGTATTATTACATTAAAAAATATTCAGAGCGTTTTGACATTCCAGAAGAGTATGCATTTTCACTTGCTTATCAAGAAACTCGATATCGCGGCCCAAACGATTCAACATACAAACCAAATCAAAAATCTCATGCAGGAGCTTTAGGGCCAATGCAAATAATGCCCGCCACTGCAAAATTAATTTGTGGCAAACCTATACCAAAAACTCAATTACGAAATGACATTCAATTAAATGTTTTAATTTCAATGAAGCTGCTTCGTAGATTACATGACAGATATGATAATTGGGGTCTGGTATTTGGCGCTTATAATACAGGAAGGCCTTGCGTAAACAAATATGCAAAAAGAATTTTAAAGAAACAATTTGCATGGGTTCCATAGTGTAAATGCTCATTTCACTTTTAAAAATAGAGCTCGGCCATCTAGACGGCTAGAAATAGAAAAGACGACCGCTCTACGGGGCGGTTTTATTTTGAACATTTAAAATAAAATCATATATGAAAAAAACCAACGCAGTACTTTTTGGTAAGTATATTATCGTTTTAGAAAAAGAACAATTAATGTATTACATTGACGGTGAGCTATCCGCTGTTAAAGACGTTAGTGTAGAATTTACAAATACAGATTTGTATGACTTAGCAAAAAGAATTGCTGATAAAAAAGAATTAAGTATAGTCCAATACATTAATAAAAGTGATTACATTAAAAAATAAATTTATGAAAAAATCTGTATTTAGAATAGTACCGACAACCACTGAAGCGTTGGGTAATTGTTGGGCAATTAAAGATGGTGATACTGTAGTTGGTACATATATCAATAAACAATTAGCAGAAGAGCAAAAGAAAAAGTTAGAATCCCTTAGTTACAATTTTTTTAAAACAGAAATTGAAAAGACTTATCGTCTAGACATTAAATTCTAATAATTAATGTAAAAAATCTTCCCGTACACAGTCTTTCTGTATGAAGATAATTAAAGAGTTACGTATGAAAAAAACGACAGCACAAGACAGTAAAATTATTGCTAAGTGTAAGCAATCTGTCAAAAAACAATATCCAAACGCTCATTTACATTTAATGTCAAACGGATATTATACAATTGTAGAAGAGCAAGACGATCTTACCATAAAAGATATTTTAGCAGATCATTGTTTAATGTATTCAAAAAATCCAACAGAAGTATGGCAGTTAGCTCAATTAGCTTCAAAAGTCACACAAAACATTAACAGAACTCATCCGTTAAGAATTGAAGGAGTTGATCTCGAAGCTAAACTTGCTCGAATTGAACAGCGCAGATTGAACGGTGCAGTTTCCAAGGAAAATAGAAAAATTAATGATTCGGATATTTATTAAATATAAGTAAGTTATGTTTAAAAATTTAAAAAGTATTTTTGGTAGTAAACCTAATCCAGAAAATAATCAATTAACAACAACAGAAGTTATGAACACAGAAACACAAGAAGTAGAACAAATTCCAGAAGTAGAATCTATTAGCGTTGATACTGCTACAGAAGTAGATAATGCCATTCAAGATAAAGTATCTAATGAAGATGAAACTAATTTAACACCTGGCATACCAGTAACAGATCTCCCTGAAGAGTCTTTATATCCTAATGCAGATAACTCTACGACGCCTAGTATACCTACATACGAAGAACTAACATCATTTAATCCTGCAGAATTTGTATCTTCAGAAGAGCTATTGAATAGTCCTGAAATTGTAGGATGGCTTTCGACTCAAGAGCAAGAGCTTTTATTTTCAGCTTTACTTTTATTTTATTCTCCAGAGCAAACGTTATTAGACGTTGGCTGTGGGCGAGCTGACCTATTTGGATATTGTAATAATTTATTAGGTACGACAATACCATATAAAGGTATAGATTATAATCCAAACATTCTAAATGTAGCATCTCAAAAATATCCAGGAGTCAATGTTGAAACTGTTGATATATTAAATTCAAATGACGACACTTATGATTGGGTTGTTGGCTCTGGATTATTTAATTTATTAGACTATGAGGACATGGAAACGTACTCTAAAACTGTAATACAAAAAATGTATAACAAAAGTAATGTTGGAATTGCATTTAATTTATTAACGGGAGTACCGGAAGACATGGCCGATGAAGATGTAGCTCAGCTTGTGATACATGATCAAACTGAATGGTTTAAATACTTAACAGAAACATATGGTAAAGTGGTTTGTAGAACAGACTATTTATCAGGAGACATTACATTTATCATTTTAAAATAACAAACAACAATGATTATCACTATTTTATTATCAGTAGGAGCGTTAATGAGTCTTTACGTAGCGTATAAACAAGCTCAGCGCGCAACTCAATTTGAAACAGAATTAATTGAAAAAACTTCTATTAATGAAGCATTAAAAAAACATTGCGAAACTTTAGAAGCTAGCACTAAATACTTTACTCAAGTTAGTGCTGAGAGTGCAGAGCATATTAAAAGGTTAAATTCACAAATTCAATCTTTAACTGACAAAGCAAAACAGAAATCTAAAACAGTTAGCGAAAAGAAAGCTCCTGCAGCTAAGGCAGTTGAGTCAAACTCTTCTAAAAAAAGAACTTACAATAAAAGAAAAGCCTAATGTCGACAGCTCCTTTTGAGCGTTACATTAATAAACTTTTAAATCAACATGACGCTCTGGATTTATTGAGGCAAAATGCACTTGATAGTCCAGAGCGTCATACTAAATTACAAACAGCTGTTGATAAAGTTTTATTAGAAAATTATTTAGAACAGTACTATCTCGATCGTAGCTATCCTTCTATGGATGTAGAACGAGCTGTATTAAATAAATTAAATTATTTACGTAATAAGTTAATTTCTAATAAAGTGCCAGAAGATTCTGTATTTGTAATTATAATAGATTTTTCTTTATATAAAGTAAATTTAGGTTGTTCCTTAACTAAGGATTTATTAATTTATCTAAATAAAATCAATAATCGTTATGAATAATGTATATGAAATTAAAAATTTAGTGCATGAGTTATTATCTGAAGATGAAATTTCAGTAATTAATAAAATTAATTTTTGCAAAAATGACGACGATCGTCTTCTTAAATTAAGAAATATATTCTTCGGTCATGATGATGAAACTGATATTTATATTAGAGTCAAGGATCATGTTGACCCTTCTTGGTTAGTTTATAAAATATATACATTAGGTAAAAATTATGAATTTTAATGACTACATAATTGACGATTCTGACTACGACTTTTTTTCTAGTTTACCGACAGATGAAAAACTTTTGTTCGTATACGATTTAATTTGTGACGACTATTACGGCGCTGGATCAACGGACTCCCTTAAAAGTGTTACAGAAGAAGATATTGAAAATGAACTTCTTCGAGACATACCTGACGATTCTGTATTTGAAACGTATGATCCAAAATTACGAGAAGCTATTTCCAATAGTATTAGTGGCACGGCTGATGTTAATATACTCATATTAAATAATAAGTTGATACTAAATTCTGATTCTGAAGCATTGCTAAATGACACCGTTCAAAACATGATGCGAGATGGTGTGATATTACATAGACTTTCAGTTACAAAAGAAGCTATGGAAAACTTTCATCTTTTGAAGTACTGTAAATTATTTACCATCGTAGGAAAAGAAGAAGCATTTTCTAAAAATTAATTTGGTAAATTCTTAAGGTATTCATATATTTATTAATGTAAAATCAGGGACTATATAGTACTGGTTACAATAGGTTAAATGTTTAACTATTAAAATTTAAAATCATGTTACCAACAAAAAAACTATTCAACCATCGTGACGAATTTGTATCGTCATTTGATCGATTATTCGATTCTCTTGTAAAAACATCTTATCCAGAAATTCCAAAATCATTTGGTCTAGACTTTTTTGAAAAATCTAGTTATCCAAAGATGAATGTATCTGTAACAGACAACGGCGTTGAAATTGTAGCTGAAATTCCAGGACTTACAAAAGAAGATGTAAAAATTAAATTCAATGAAAATGTCTTAACTATCTCAGGAGATAAGAAACATGAACTTGATCCTGTCGTAAATAGAACGTATGTTATGCGTGAATTGAAAAATTCTTCTTTCTCTAGAAGTTTGAAATTTCATCAATCAGTTTTACCAGATCAAATTACCGCTGAATTTAAAAATGGAGTCCTTGTAATATTTGCTCCATGGGAAGCTCCAAAAGAGTCTCCTAAAGAATTAGAGATTGCTATTAATTAATTTTTAATTAAGGTAGGTTTACCTATTGGCCTGCCTTAATTTCAACTATCTTAATCATAATGTTTTCAACAAAAAGAGATTTTATACGATTTGAAAATCGTTTAGTAGAAGTAATTAAAGTACTTCCAGGAGTTAGAATTAAAAATGTAGAAGGTATTAAAGAACTGTTTAAATGCGATACTGTATTGCGTAAAGACGATTTTATGTATTTTTGTGTTACAGTTGAAGAGGCTCAAATAATCAATGAATAATTTGTTATTGTTATTTGAAATACTTACATTTATATAAATTAAAAAATAAGTTATGGAAAATTTAGGTTACGCATGTATTAACATGACTCTAGGTAAGAAAGGAATCTTAACTGGACGAGCAATGCGTAAGGCTACATTAGAAGCGAAAGGTATTGCACACGCTTCGCAATTAGCCTTACAAAATGCTCTTGATTTAGAAACTATTCTAAAATGGAATTTAGAAAATAAAATTCATTTCTTTCGTTTAGGCAGTGACTTGTTCCCATGGGGCAATAAGGTAGATGTAGCTACATTTCCTGATTTCGAAAAAATTAAAACGGTATTACGTAGGTGTGGTGATTTTGCTACGAAGAATAATATACGAATTACTACCCACCCAGGTCCATTTAATTTGCTAGCGTCTCCAAAAGAAGATGTTGTAATTAATACAATTAAAGATTTAGAAATGCATGCTTTGTTATTTGACTTAATGGGGCTATCAAGAACTCCATATAATAAAATTAACATCCATGTAGGCGCTACATATGGTTGTAAAGAAACTGCGGCCGCTACCTGGTGTCAGAATTTCGAACGTTTATCAGAATCTGTTCGAAGTAGATTGACTGTTGAGAATGACGATAAGGCAAATATGTTCTCTGTGCGAGATTTGTATTCACTTATACATTCAAAGGTTGGGATTCCAATTGTATTTGATTATCATCATTATACATTTAATAGCGGAGGTCAGACGTTAGAAGAGGCTTTGAAGTTAGCAGTGTCAACGTGGCCAGCGGGAATTCGACCAGTGACGCACTATTCCGAGTCGAAGTCGATTCACGAATCGAATAATTCTATTAATCCTAGAGCTCATTCAGATTACATCAATGGAGATATTAATACGTTTGGTTTGGATATAGATGTTATGATTGAAGCGAAAGCTAAAGAGCTAGCTTTATTGAATTATCGCAAAATTAAATTAAATTAATATTTATATTTATATTAATTATTTAAGTATTAATTATATATAATATATATTAATTATTTATAATTATGCTCAAACAAGTAAAACAATTAGAAAATTTAAAAATAAATTTATGAGATACAAGCAACATACCGTAAGTAAGTTAGAAGCGCAGGCGATGAAATTGAAAACATTGCAACGCGCAATTAAAAACAATGACATGACAGGTCAGCAAGCAATCGACTTTTTAGAATTAGTTATTAAAGAAATTAGTTTTGTAGTTGAACGTTTGGAGTTAGAACCTAATGAATAAAACTATACTTAAAATTTTAGTTGGACTGATAGCGTTGTCGTTATCTGTTTGTGCTGCATTTTTTTCTGTAGTAGGTTTAGCAAAACTATTCGCCGGGGCAGTGACCGCGGTAATTGTAATGGCTTCTATATTAGAAGCTTCTAAATTAGTAACAGCTTCATTTTTATATCAGCATTGGAAAACAGTATCTAAAACGTTAAAGCTTTATCTATTAGCTGCAATGGTAATAATCGCCGCAATCACGTCTTTAGGTATTTATGGATTTTTATCAAGCGCATATCAAAATACTAAATCTAAATATGACTTAACTCAAACTCAAACAGACAGTTTAGCGACACAAAAATTGTATTTTGAATCTTCAGTTGAAAATTTTAAACTTCAATTAAGTACAAAATCTAATCAATTGTCTAACTTAACGAATATTCGAAATTCGCAAGAGTTACGAGCTACTCAATTAGTAACTGCAAATCGATCTTCATCGTCGGCTGACAGAAGTGCAAAACAAACAGATTTAGCAATTAAGACTATTAATTTAGAAATTGATTCGTTGAATAAAAAAATTATTGCATATTCTGACTCGGCATCTAAAATTACAGTTGCAGTAAAACAACTTTCATTAAAAAATGAATTGTCGTCGGAATTAGGATCGTTAGTTTATATTTCTAATGTTTTAAATGTTCCAATGGATAGAGTAGTTAACGTATTAATTATTTTATTTATTATTGTATTTGACCCATTGGCAATTTGTATGGTATTGGCATTTAACTACTTAAATGAAGTAAAAAAGGATAATGAAGTTCAAAAGGCAGAGCCATCAAAAGAACCTATTACTCCAAAAGAATATGCCATTCCAAATGAAACTTTATTTACGAATGAAGATATGACTACTAGTACGGCTGATATTACGGATGAACAACCTACGGAACAACCCCGTATACAATCGGAAATAGACGACTTGAATAAAGATACTCAAGAGAGTGAAACGACTGTTAAATTAAAAGATTCTGAGTCAGCTGCAGACCGAAAGAGAATTAAAAAGCAAGAAAAAATGCAGCAATTATATACAAATAAAGTTTCTGTATAATTAAATCAATAAGTTATGAAATCGCAAAAATCAATTGTTAAGAAAAAAACATCTTCGTACGCTACTACAAAGTTTAGTACTAAATTTGATAATCGTGGTAGAAGGATGATGATATGTATTAATTCTGAGCCTGGCTCAAATTATTGGAAGGGGCATGAATGCCATGAATGGACTTTAGTAGGAGATGACGCTACTGCAGTAGTTTGTTTTAAATGTACATCTGCATTAACAGACGCCCCTGTAGTTAAAGTAGCGCAAATTAAATCAGACAAACCTAAAGGCTGGAAGTTTATGAAAGTATTTGTAGATAAAGACGGGTCTGTATATCATAAGGGAATTGAGCAGCCGGAATTAAAAGGCCAATTTCCAGTTACTGTTATAGAAGACAAACCGGAGAAAAAGAAACTTTCAAAACAGGAAAAAGAAAATGCAATACAAGAGTTAGGTAAGGAAATTGAAAAATTAAAAGTGGCAGTAATTCACGAAACAAGAAAAGGTAAAAAAGCAGAGCTTACTCGAGCTCTTTCAAAAGCAAATAAAGCTCTTAAAAAATTAACTTAATATTTGTTAATTAGATAAATTTTTAATATATTAAGTAAAAATAAATTTATGATAAAAAAATCCAAAAAAGATAGTTTATACGGAGACGATAGAAAATCTCAATATAAAAAAGATAAAGAACTTCGTGAAGACTTCAATGAAGATGACTCAGTGTATAATGAAATAGATTATGGGCTAAACATTAACGATTCAGTTGTATACCTTCATGGAGATATAATGTTAGGTAATTTATTTGATTTCATTGCTAAGATTAGAATTATATTAGCAAATCGCCCTGAAGAGAATGCAAAAGATCCTATTACGTTAATGATTAATTCCAATGGCGGTGATGTATACGAGGCTTTAGGTATTATTGATTATATAGAAACACTGTCAGTGCCTGTTAATGTTATCGCGCGTGGCAGAGCGATGTCGGCAGCTGCAATGATTTTATGTTGTGGTACTGGATTGCGTGCAGCGTCAAAGTCTTCGACAATAATGGTTCATGAAGCTTCTGCAGAGATATTTGGTAAGTCAGCTGATATAAAAGCTAATGCAGAGCATATTGATGAGCTAGAAGAAGAGTTTTATAGGATGATGGCGAAGAAGACAAAGCATGATGAAGATTTTTGGAGAAAAGCGTGTCGTAAAGATTATTATATGACAGCACAAAAAGCTTTGGAATTAGGTTTAATTGATAAAGTAATTTAATAAATAAAGTTATGGGAAAACAAGACACACAAGCTCAATGGGATCAGTTAATGCAATATATTGAACTTTACATTAACAGTCCTAGAAAAGAAGCTTTAATTAAAATGTATGAGTCGTTAGCAGATAGAGTTTTAACTGCGCCAGCGTCGTCACACTCTACAAGGCACAATTGCTTTCCAGGAGGTTACATTGATCACGTTAATCGAGTAGTTAAATGTGCGATTACATTATGGGACATATGGAACTCGCTAGGAGCTAATACTAAAAATTACACAAAAGAAGAAGTTGTATTTGCAGCAATTAATCATGATTTAGGTAAAATTGGATCAGCTACAGATGAGTATTATGTACCAAACGATTCAGATTGGCACGTTAAAAGAGGTCAGATATATAAAATCAATCCGAATTTAACTTTTATGAAAGTGCCTGACAGAAGTGTATTTACGTTGCAAGAGCATGGAGTAGCTTATTCTGAAAATGAATACTTAGCTATTAAATTGCATGATGGTTTATATTCTAAAGGAAATGAATCTTATTTAATGGCAGGAAGTCCTGAGTTTGCATTGAGAACCGATTTACCGATATTAATTCATCATGCAGATCATTTAGCTACTTTAATTGAAGCTACATTACAGCATTCTGCAGAATCTAATACTAATGTTGAACCTACAAAAGTTAAATCTAAATTAAATAACATTAACAATCCAGTTACTGATTCTAATTTAAGAGACGCTTTTGATAAAATATTTGGATAATGGTATATTTAATAATAATAGTATTTTTACTATCCGTAATAATAGCATCTGCAGTATCAATTGCAAATTTAATTAAATATTCTGAACGGTTAGAAGATTATTTAGAGACTTACGAAACTAAATTAATAGAAGTTCGTGAGAAAATTATCGAAGCTGAAATTCGTCTAAAAGAAATTGATATACGCGGTTCATTTGAAGCTGACGATGAAGTTGGATTTATATTCAACTCTATAAAAGAGATTTCTTCCGATTTAACTAAAACTATAGAAACATTATATACTGATGAGCGAGATTAATACTTTACAAACAGAAACTGCCACTAAATCTAGAGGTAGAAAGCCTAAAAATAAACAATACTTTACAAAGGAAACGGAAGATGCAATTCTGTTATATAATACTTTGGAAAATGATTTTGAACGTAATAAATTGTATGATGCTAAAATTAAATATGCATTTGATAAATTAGCAGAAAATATTATCCATACATTTAAGTTTTATCATTTTGATGTGCCGTATGAAGATGTCAAACATGAGGTAATAGCTTTTCTAAATGAAAAAATTAGTAAATATACTGATCCTACTAAGGGTAAAGCGTTTTCATATTTTTCAATTATTGCTAAAAATTATTTGATTGTAGCTAATAATACAAATTATAATAAATTTAAAAATACAGATCAGCCCGAAGCTATAGATGATAATAGAAATGTTATTAATGAAGTTTTGCGTGAGGAAGAGTTAGATGAGAAAAAAGAGTTTATGGATTTATATATTAAATACATGGATGACAATTTATCTACGATATTTAAAAAACAAACTGATATGTCTGTGGCAGACTCTGTATTAGAGTTATTTCGTACCAGAGAAAATATTGAAGACTTTAATAAAAAAGCTCTTTATATCTTAATAAGAGATCGATCAGGAGTTAAGACTCAATACATTACCCGAGTTGTTAATATAATGAAAGATGTATATGCTGACATGTATATTAATTATAAGCGCACCGGAACTATTTCAATTAATCAATCTAAATTTAGAAAAACTTCAGAATTCCTAGAATAATATATTTATTTAAAAGGATTATGGATTTTGATATAGAAATATTTAAGGGAAAGAAATTTTCCGATTTAATGAAAGATATTTATGCTAACAGTTCTAAAAAAGATCGACAAATAAACATGTTAATTGCAGAACTAAGACCATTAATAAAAAATGTAGGCGATGCAACTGTTATAGTACCTTTAATTAAAGAATATTTAGAAGTGGGCGTTAAAAACGACGAACATTTAGTTAAACTAGCCGCTGTTGTGCAACGGTTAGTTTCTACTAATAATAGAGTTCAAGCTGAAACCGGAAACTCATGGATGTTATCTGAAGAAGAGAAAAAACAATTAATGAATGAGTTAGATTCATTAACAGATGCCGATAAATCAATAAATGAAAAAGTAGTAGACTTATCTTCAAAACAAACTCAATTAGAGTCTGAACTTAACGATCTTCAAGACGGTATAATTTAATATGGGAGCTCAAATATCTATAGTAGCGGCTGAAGTAGTTGAAGTCATTTATAATGACAAAAATCCTAATTTAATTTATGGTATTAAAGTAAAATTATTTGATGGAACTGTTATTGACGACGAAACTTCTCCAGGCGCAATTACCGCAATGCCATTAAACTCAAATGTATTAAGAATTCCTTTAAAAGGAGAAGTAGTTTTATTAGTTAAAGCGCCTTCATCATATACAACCGGACTTAGAAAGACTACTGAATATTATTATTTAGATATTGTAAATTTACAAGGCGCTATCCATCATAATTCTATTCCTACAGCTACTAAATTTAGTACAGGCGGTAGCTCCGGCGCGGCCGGAGGTTATAATCAAGCTGCTGCTGGTAATACTAATCAAGAACAAGAGCCAGCGGCAGATAAGAATTTTTCTGAATCTGAAACTATTAAGCCATTACAGCCTTACGTCGGCGATGTTATAGTTCAAGGTCGATATGGAAATTCTATTAGAATGTCGAGTAGTCCTAAACTAAGTTTTTTAGCTAGTAATATCGGAGACTTTGTTAAACCGCCAAAATGGAAAGATGGTAACCCTTCAGCTCCTATTACGATAATACGTAATACAGAGCAAACAAAAGATACACGAAAAATAAATGACTTTGTTACTGAAGACTTTAAAGATGAAGACAGCGTAATAGTTATGACTTCAGGTCAACAAATTGAATTTGAGCAAGCCTCTGGTGTATTAGCTGCTATTAAAAGTAAAAAAATAACATCTTGGAAAGATGATAAATGGGGCAAGTCACCACAAACATTAATTTCATCTGGTCGTATTATTTTTAATAGTTGGCAAAAAGAAATTATTGCATTTGCAAAAAGTGGAATTGGATTATCGTCTGAAACTACAATTGCATTAGATGCCAACGAAGCAATTTCACTAAATTCTAAAAAAATTGAATTAGGAGATGAGGCCACTGAGCCGTTAATATTAGGAAATTTATGGAAAACATGGACACAAAATTTAATAACAGCTTTAGGTACAGTCACTGCGATATCTCCTAATGGCCCATGCGTTCCGCTGGCTGGATCTCCGCAATGGGCATCAATTAAATCTTTAGAAGCTCAAATAACTCAATTGTTAAGTGAAGTTGCATTTACTAAAAAAATTGTTAATGTAGTAAAAGGAAAATCTTATACCAAAAAACCTTCAGATAGAAGATTAAAAGAAAACTTAAAATTATTAGGGCAGTCGCCAAATGGAATTAATATATATGAATTTAATTTTATAAAAGACCCGGGTAAGCGATATCAAGGAGTAATAGCAGATGAATTAATTGGGTCGCCATTTCAAAAAGCAGTATCGGCTGATGAAAATGGATTTTTAATAGTTGATTATTCTCAAATAGACGTTAAATTTATTCCTAGTTTTACGCTAATTAGTTCGGAAATAAAAATGTACTCTGAGCAAGCTGAGCTCGCCAAAGAACGTATGAAGGATGGTAATTTATCTAAATCAGAACGATTAGCTGCTAACGAAGCATTTTTATTATACTCTGAAAGAATTAAATCCGGCGTAGATACTTCCGTTAATATTTTCTTAGAAGCTCCAATGGAAAATAAAGATTTAGCTTCAATGGCTTTAACTAATAAAAATTACATCCCATACAATACAGCTCAAATAGCACCTTTACCGAATCAATCTATTATCAATGGAGTTAATGCGGGAGAAGTTGCAATGAAAGATCTTGGATTGATAGAAAATATACAACGAGGTACTACTAATCGAATTAGCGAAATGCTTCGTTATGTTAACTTTCGTCCTGGTATGTATTGGTCAGCAGCTGCAGTGTCTACATGGTGGATAGAATCTGGCGTCTTAAACTTTGGATTTGGAACTTCTTCAGAATGGCTAGAATGGGCTATTGAAAATAATCGATTATCAACTACTCCAGTAATTGGGTCAATTGCTTTATTTGGCTATAACGGATATACATCTGCTAATCACTGTGCTTTAGTTATTGGAATTGATAATGACGAAAATGTTACGGTAATTGAAGGAGACTCAATGGCTCGATATCAAGAAAGTGGTCAAGGCGGTGTCTTTGTAAAGATAGTTAACCCAGCTTCTATTATCGGCTACGTAATACCTTAAATTTTTAAATTAGATAATTATTAAAAAGAATATAATGAACTCGAAAAATTTTATACAAACGCTGCGTAAAATAATTAGAGAGGAAGTTCAAACGGCTGTACGCTCAGAAATTAATTCTATACTTAATGAAAGTGCTAAGCCTACTGAAGTTCGTAAACCAGCTCCTAAACAAGCAGCTACGGTTAATGCAGCTAAAAAACAATATGTTAAAAATTCTTGGCTCAATGACATTTTAAATGAAACGACTGCTCATATGGGCTCAGGAAAATCAATGTTAGAAGAATCTATTAACTATAACGACTACTCAGATTGGCCAACGATGAATATGAATTCAATGCCATCAATGGGAAGTAAAAAATCTGTAGTTCCGAACACAGATGTTAATGGAAATCCAGTTAATGTTAATGCATTGCCAGAAGATGTAGTTAACGCATTAACAAAAGATTACTCAGCATTAATGAAAGCAATTGATAAGAAAAAAGGTAAATAATGTCAATAGTTAGAAAATATAATCCTATTGATTTACTTCCAGACGTAGCAGTTGGAATTAAATTGCCATTTACAGGAAAAAATGGCAATTTATTTGATTTATCATATTCTACTAGAGATCAAGCTCTTTCCAATTTAAAAAATTTACTTTTAACACGTCGTGGTGAGCGTATAATGGAACCGTTATTTGGGACTACAATACAAGATTCGTTATTCGAAGCTAATACAGACTCATTAGTTGAACGTGTTAAAAATTCTGTATCCACTGCAATTGAATATTGGCTTCCTTACATTACAATTACATCATTGGCAGTCGATCGAGTTATATCACAACTTGGAGCTCAAGAAGAGCATGGACTTACTATTAAGTTAGAAGTATCCGTTGGCACTGATAAAGCTAATATACCAATAACCTTCGTAGTTACTCCTAGTTTAATAACAGTACTATAACATGGCACAAATTAAAAAAGATATAAGATATCTAAATAAAGACTTCAGTCAATTTCGCGCGAATTTAATTGAATTTGCTAAAAATTACTTTCCAAATACATATAATGACTTTAATGAGTCTTCGCCAGGTACAATGATTATTGAAATGGCATCATATGTAGGCGATGTATTGTCATACTATACAGATAATCAATTAAAGGAATCGTTACTTCCATATGCTACTAATGGAACTAGTATATTAGCTATAGCATCGACATTAGGATATAGGACAAAAAATACTATTCCAGCTACGGTAGATTTAGATGTATTTCAATTACTTCCTGCAAAGACAACTGAATCAGGAAAAACTCCTGACTGGTCATATGCATTGACAATTAAAGAAGGAATGATTGCACGTGCTGACGATCAAAATATAGAATTTCGTACTGCTAGCAGAGTTAATTTTGCATCGTCTTCTAGTTTAGATCCAACAGAAGTAAGCGTATATCAAGTTAATGATTTAGATGGCACTCCTGAATATTATCTATTGCGTAAAACAGTTAAAGCGGTATCAGGTACAGTTAAAACGGTTACGTATGAGTTTGGTAATGCTAAAAGATTTGATAAAATTTTACTTAACGATATTAACATAATTGATGTCGTTTCAATAATTGATTCAGATTTAAATGAATGGACTGAGGTACCATATTTAGGTCAAGAGACTGTTTTTGAGACAGTAGCTAATACGGTACAAAATGACCCACAGTTATCTTCATATAAAGATGTGCCATATCTACTTAAATTAAAGAAAACGGCTAAACGATTTATAACTAGATTTCGTCCAGATAAAAATTTAGAAATTCAATTCGGCCCAGGAGTATCTGTTGATAGTGATGAAGAAATTATACCAAACCCAGATAATATTGGTAATAGTTTAGTTGGATTGCAAATGCAATATGATCAGCCTATTGATCCTTCAAATTTTATGTACACAAAGGCATATGGTCAAGCTCCTTCAAATACTATATTAACAGTTAAATATACTATCGGCGGCGGAGTTGAGTCAAACGTACCTTCATTTGCGATAAAGACGGTTGCGAACGTTGCATATGAAATTGATTCACAAAATTTAGACGCTAGACTATTAACAAGAATAAAAGCTTCAGTTGCGTGTACAAATCCAAAACCAGCTTCTGGAGGTAAAAGTTCGGAAACTATTGAAGAGATACGACAAAATGCTTTAAGTTCCTTTGCGTCTCAACAACGTGCGGTTACGGCGCAAGACTATGTAATACGGGCTTACTCACTTCCGTCTAAATTTGGATCAGTTGCTAAAGCTTTTATTATTCAAGATGAACAGATTAATCCGAATAATACTGAACAGCGTATATCTAACCCATTAGCCCTTAATTTATATACGTTAGGATATGATTCTAATGGAAAATTAGCAGAGCTCAATCCCGCAGTTAAGGAAAATTTAAAAACTTATTTATCTCAGTATAGAATGGTAACTGACGCTATCAATATAAAAACTGCGTTTATTATTAATATTGGAGTTCAATTTGAAATTGTTACATTACCAGAATATAACTCAAATGAAGTTTTATTAAAATGTATTGATAAACTTAAAACGATATTTAATATTAGAAATTGGCAAATTAATCAACCAATAATTCTGTCAAAAATTTATACGGAGTTAGATAGGGTTGAAGGCGTTCAGTCAGTGACTACAATTAAAATTGGAAACTTATATGATACCGCTACCGGATATTCAGGAAATGTATATGACATAACTAGCGCTACAAAAGATGGAGTAATTTATCCTTCATTAGATCCTAGTATATTCGAAGTTAAATTTCCAAACTCTGACATTATCGGCAAAGTTAACGCAATGTAAATTATAATAACATGATTTTCTCAATACCAGCATTACAAGATACAACAATATACGAGTCAGATCCATATAGAAATGCGGGTCTAGATGAAGTTTTAGAATTAAATAAAACTGGAGACTATTCTACAGCTGACTTAGCAGAGTCAAGGATTTTAATTAAATTTGATTTAGCATCTTTAACGCAAAAATTAGCTGAAAATTCTATCACGATTCAAGATATATCAGCTAGCTTAAATTTATATACTATTATTCAATCTGAGTTACCGCAATCATATACTATTATTGCAAGGCCTATAGCAGTTAATTGGAAAAACGGTGCAGGTTATACTACAAATCCTTCTGGAATACAAACTAGTACTAGTATTACTGACGGGGCTACTTGGATATCAACTGCTGGTTTAGATTCTGTAGCTTGGTCAGCTTCGTTAAGTCCCGGTACGCAGATGCAATATTATAATTCAGGTTCAATCGGCGGTGGATTATGGTATACAAGTTCTATTGCAAGTCAATCATTTAGTTTTAAAACAGATGATAAAATTAATATAGATATTACAAATATTGTAAAAGATTGGTATAACGGTGTCTATGAAAATAATGGAATTATATTATCATACCGTTATAATGATATAACTGCAAGTAATTATCCGCAGACGTCTATTCAAATGTATTCAGCTGAAACTCATACAGTATATGAGCCGCAATTGTATATTTATTGGACAGGAAGTGCTACATATAATACAGGGTCAATGTCTGTTGTTAGTTATGAAGATGACCCTGTAATTTATACTAGAGCGTTTAAAGGTCAGTATAATAAAGGAAATAAGCATAGAATTTTATTAAGTGCTCGACCTAGATATCCTAGACCGACCTTTCAACAAAATTCAGTATTTTCAACTTCAAAAGCATTACCTCAAAATTCTTATTATCAAATTAAAGATGCCCATAATGATGAAATAATTATCCCATATAGCCAATTTACAAAAATTAATACTAATGCGGATGGAAGTTATTTTGATTTTTACTCTACAATGATGCATCCGGAACGATATTATAAGTTTGAAATTAAAGCAGTTTTTAATGATATAACTGAGTATTTCGAATCTAATTCATATGTATTTAAAATAATAAAATAATTATGGCTCTAGTAAAATTTGATAAGTGGAAATTATTATCTGGAGAAATTAAACCGGAAAAAGTAGTTCCAATAATTTTTCAGCCTTATGACATAAATGCAAAAGGCGCGACGGTAATTGACTTAAATCAGACTAACATTAATGATAAGAAAAAGTTAGTAAGTTTATATACTGCGAAGACTTCGCAACTTAAATTTAATCAGGTTATAGATACTTCATTTCAAGATTTTCCAATTCAAGAAAATAATAATGCAATTGAATTGATTCAGTCTAGATTAAATGCTTTATTAGCAGAAAAAAATTCGCTATTATCAGAACGTGATGTAAATCGGGATAAAATTGCAGAACTCAATGCAATCATTGAAGATTTACGTAAACAGTTACAACAAGCAATATCGGAATTTTCTAATTTTAAACCAGGTTCATTACCTCCTGAGCAAATTAATGAAATTCCAGATCAAATTCCATTAAATGCTAAATTATATTCAGATAGAATGGGTCGACCAAATGATCCAGGGTATCCATTAATTCAAAATCAACTGCTTTCTAAAAATCGAAAAGCTAAATTAATAATTCAAGGAGACGGTAATGTAATAATCACTAAAGGCGATTATACGGGAAAAGGAACTCCAAAAGGGCCCGAAGATGTTGTAGTCACTTTTGGCTGGAATAACGGAGCGTCAAGTCCTAATTATTTAGCTTTAGCTAGAAGAAACGAAGGTTTAAAATCAGTTGCGTTAGTAGTAGGAGGCCTTAAACCTACACCTAAAGATCATTGGAGAACTCCAGACTTTGAAAAAGTTTCGAATAAAGCTAGATTAGTTTTAGATGATATTGGTATATTAACTATATTTGATAATGAGCGTTTAATTTGGTCAACATTTGATTTAGATCCTACCGACAAAATTTATGACGTAGCTAGGCTAGAAGCTGAACGTGACGCAGCAAACCGTGCTGCCGCTGCTGCTGCCGCTGCTGCCGCTGAGGCAGAAAGAAAAAGACTTGAAGATGAAGAACGGGCTCGAAGAGAAGAAGAAGAGCGAAGAAGAAATAGCGGTATACGCGGCGTAATTAATCGTACTGGCGCGGCAATTGGTAATGCGGCTCAAGCAGTAGGCGGCGCAGTAGGCGGCGCAGTACGTGCAGTAGGCAGTGCAGTTAGCAGTGCTGCTAGTGCAGTAGGCAGAGGTATTAGAAAATTATTTTCTGATAGAAGATTAAAAACAGATATCCAGTTAATCGGACAGTCACCTAGTGGTATTAACATATATAGTTTTAGATTTATTAATGACACATCAAAGCTGTATCAAGGAGTTCTTGCTGACGAATTAATTGGCACTGAATTTGAGAGTGCGGTATCTCAAGATGAATCTGGATTTTTAATAGTTGATTACGGAATGCTTGATGTTGAATTTAAAGAAATATCTGAATCAACAGCTGCATTGAGAATAAGAGGTGGTTCTGGTCAACTCAGTGGAAATAGCGGAAATGCAAGAATAAAAGGTGGTTCCGGACAGCTCAGTGGAAATAGTGGAAACGCAAAAATAAGAGGTGGTTCTGGTCAACTCAGTGGAAATAGCGGAAATGCAAGAACTATAGTTAAATCAAAATCCAATATTCGTAATAATTAAATCTAACTAGAATATTTTATTAAGATATTTATATTAAATAAATTTTATTTTAGTAGATGTTATCTGTATATACTAATCAACCAGATCTTTTAAAAGCTACTGCGGAGTCAAAAATTTCTAGGATAGACTCTGTAGACTTAGAGCTTTTAAAATTAGATTACGAACAATTTTCTGTTACGTTTGAAGACAGAAACGATCTACCTGATTTAGAACTTCATGTTTATACCCCAGATGGTTTATATTTAACTGGAGATCATAAAATTAGATACTCTGTTGAAAAGAACGATACTACATCTAATTTAGTAGCATTTCAGCATCTATCAATTGATATTCCTACCGTATTTGAAAAATTAGGTATTAACCGCGGTCAGTATAAAGTCGTATATAATTTATTTGACAATGTCATAGGATCCTATGAAGGATTAAAATTATGGATTAAAGAAATATCTCCATCTAGAAGAGAACTTCGTTTACAATTATCAGATAATGAAAGCCCAGAGCTACTTAAACAGTTAGAAAGTTTTCAAGATCGTTGGAATTTTTTAGCAGAAGATGATCGATTTGACTCGTTTGTTTTAAATTTTGGATCTAATGAAACGTTTCAGATAATTAATGTTCGATTTGAAACGGAGTTTACTGATACTCCGGAAATATATATTAAGTTATATAATCCATTACCCGCAAAGTATGGAGAAAAACTTAAGGTATGGATTTCTGAAGAAATTATTACTCCGGTATTAGACAATGTTATTTTAGTTCCAAAGTTTGTACCTGACCCTGTTAATAAGCTTGCGCCTGCAAATTTTGAAATTGAAACGTTTGAAGCCAGTTCTGTTGCGACAGACTTTAAAACGTGGAATGACTTATTATCAACTAACTTAAAGACTTCGCAGCAAATTATTGATAGTCAATTTTCTGGTTCGCTATCGGGAATTAAATTAAATATTAACTACCGTTTATTTGACAATTTTGTACATTACGGATCTGCAGTTGAAAGAGTTAAAAACTTTAAATACAAAGTAGAGTTAATCGAATACTATTCAAGCAAAATTGACAACTTATTAAAAGTATCAGATCAAGGAATAGTTAATGTTAATTTAAACGACTTACATACAAAACGTAATCGTATAGTTAGTGGATTAGACGACTTTGAAAAATACTTATTTTTTGAATCTACAGGAAGTAATTTATACACTCATTATGATGAAATTACAGGTTCAAATACTATTGATCCTGTACTTCCATGGCCAAAGACGACCCCGGTTAGTTTAAATTGGATTGACGCATATCAATTGTGGAGTTCAATGGCCAGTCAGTGGCAAATTGGATCGGCCCCGGACCCATATGGATATTTTTCAATTCAAGTAAATTCGGAATCTGAAACTGCGAAAACGTATTTTAACAATTTACTTGAAACTGCAGCTATTTACGATAAAAATAACATTCATAAACTACAAAGTACAATACCGTACCATATTCAAACAAATGAAGAAAACGATGATTTTTTATTGTTTATTCATATGTTAGGACAGCATTTTGATATTTTATGGACGTACGTAAATCATTTATCTACAACTAAAGAACGAGAAGAGCACCCTAAAGACGGTATGCCTGATGAGCTTTTATATCACGTAGCGGCTTCTTTAGGATTTGATTTATTAAATGGAAGATCTTCTTCAGAGTTATGGAAATATAACTTAGGGACAGATGAATTAGGAGATATAGTAAAAAATTCTCAAGGATTAGTTCCGTTATCTGATAAGCAGATTACTCGAGAAATTTGGAGACGTATTGTAAATAATTTACCGTACATATTAAAAACAAAAGGTACCGCTCGATCTATCAAAGCTTTGGTAAATTGTTTTGGTATTCCATTAACGGTATTAACAATTAAAGAGTATGGCGGCCCATCGTCATTTACTAACGACGATCAGTATCCAGAATATATACACGACGTATTTCATTACGCTTGGTTTTCTAATACAGCAACTGGAAGTTTAGAGTTGTCAGTAGGACAATATTCCAATGGGTTCAATCAAAACGTTGCGCCAAATACACTAACATTCAGATTTAAGACAGATAATAATTATAGCTACTATCTAAATCAATATTACAGTATCGCGTCTATATCAAGCGGGTCTGTTAGTGATGTATACAACTTAATATTAACAAAAGATTCTGCGGACGATGAAGAAGGTACATTAACGTTATTTAACCGAATAACTGGAACTGCTATATCAGCTTCTAACTTAGAAATATTTGACAATAATTGGAATTTAATTTCAATTGAGTCGACAGCAGCGACAGCTTCATTTAAACTTACAAAAACATTATATGGTAATACTGTATATATAAAATCTGCTAGTTTTTATGGAGAAACGATATTTCCAGATACCGGATCCGCTACTATAACTTTTGCTTCCGGGTCTAGAACATTTTCATCGTCAGTATCAATTGGAGCGAATACAATATCAGGATTAGAAAAATTCTATGGACATTTTCAAGAAGTTAGGCTATGGTCTGGATCACTAATTAACGAGGTATTAGAAGAGCATTCAGCTTCTCCAAATACATATACGTTTAGATCTGACTTAAATGAGTCTGCGACAGGTGAAGAGGCGCTGCAGTCATATTACCGTTTATTACAGCGATTTAATTTGTCAAGTAAACGAGTTTTAAGTGGATCGTTATACCAATCTTCAATTCATCCTAACCAAACATTAAATACAGGGTCTTTATATTTTATTGGGTATTCTGATTCAGGCTCAATTAAATTTGAAGCGTTTGAAGAAACATATTATACACCGTCGCCATCGTTAGGAGGCTCTAGTTTATATTCTGATAAAATTCGTTTTGAATCTTCTAGTTTAAATCCTAATAGAACGTTAAATACTAAAACTAGAATAGAACGTTCTAGTTTAGATCAATATTCATTAGATTCAAATCGATTAGGCGTTTATTTCTCACCACAAACGGCGATTAATGAAGATATATTCAATCAATTAGGTTATTTTGAAATTGACGATTATATAGGAGATACCAGAGGTGAGTATGAAACTACATATCCTTTATATGATTCATTTGCTAGAAATTACTGGAAAAAGTATGAAAATAAAAATGACTTTGAAGCATATTTCAGAGCTTTAGAAATTTATGACTTTACAGTATTCAAATATATTAAACGTATATTACCTGAACGTGTTAATGGAATTATAGGTTTGGCCGTTGAGAATAACGTTTTAAATCGTAGCAAAGTTAAGTTTTTGCGCAATAAACCTACAATTCAAGATTTAACTCAAAGAGGATTACTTGATGCTACTAATGTAGTAATACCTAAGTCTGAGACTTTACCACTTCGTGGAGTTATTGATGAAGAAGTGATTAAACCAGTTGCAGAAACAAAAGATATTAAAGGTGTCATTGATGAAGATATCATTGAATTGGAATCGTTTATAACTCCTATTAAAGGCGTTATTGCTGATGATATTCCTAAACCAAAAGCTGAGACAAAAGACATTAAGGGTGTTATTGATGATCAAAAAGTAATATTAGTTAGTGACACAAAAGACATTAAAGGTGTTATTGATAGCGATGTAGCCCCTAAAACTTTTGCAGCGACTACGGATATCAAAGGAACTGTAGATGGTAATGTTGCGCCTGAAACGTTTGCATATACTAGTGATATTAAAGGTATTATTGACGGAGACGTTACTCCTGAAACGTTTGCATATACAACTGATATTAAAGGTACAATGGAGGCGGACATTGTTCTTCCAGATACATATGGGGATGTATCTAATAACGTCAAAGGATCTGTAGATTTATCAATAACATTCCCAGAATTAGATCTTGAAAGACTTGATTTTCAGTCTGTAACTTCTGTTAGGCCTATAGGCGGCGGTGACCTTGAATTGCATATTGGGCATCCTAGTAGACCGGAAAACAGAAAACCATTAGTTTTCTTTAAATTAGAAAATTTCAAAAAAACTAATTTCTTTTTATCTAGCTCAACTGCTGATGCTGATTTACCAAAGTATCAAATTAATCCGTATGACTTATTAAGCGGCGCATTACCAACAACGAGTACTGCTTTAATTGATTCTAATTTAACTGAAATTGGTGGTAGTTCTATAAAACAAGCTATTGGCGAAGTTCAAAAAAATGTCGCGACTGCTGATGGTGATATATTAGTTGTCGATCGTGGTATTATAGAAGGATCAATTAATACGAATCGATTAGGCACTTCGTGGTTAGAAAAAAAGCGTGTAGGAAATGTTCAATTTACTGAGTCGGGGTCGTATAAGCCAATTGCAGTGCAAGTATATAACTCTAGATTATCTACATATCAAGTAACTCAAGAACTATTTTATAGCAACGACATATCAGCTTCATTAAAATTACCTAGCTCATCTAGTTTAAAGTTTGCTGAAGTAAATAACGACTATGGACCTGGATACGACAATTTAAAATGGAATGGAAGTAAATTAACTGGTCCTGGAGTTAATATTGATACTCCAAATACAGTCGATGGAGGGCCTGTAGTTAAAATAACTAAAGTTAATCCAAATCAAATTGTATTTGCAAATAATCAAATTACTACAATTGATGAATCTAAAACTGGTCGTAGAAAAAGAACGATATAATAAATTGATTTTTTTATGATCAATATATTTATTTAAAATAAAAAGAATAAAACTAATAAACCATGGGATACTTAAATAATAGCACAATTACCGTTGATGCTATCTTAACCAAAAAAGGTAGAGAATTGTTAGCACGCGGTAAAGATGAATTTAAAATTACTCAATTTGCATTATCAGATGATGAAATTGATTATGATTTGTGGAACCCAGCTCATCCGCTAGGTACAAATTATTATGGAGTAATTATTGAGAATATGCCGATAGTTGAAGCTACTGCTAATGAATCAAATATAATGAGATACAAGTTAGTAACGCTTCCGAAAAAGACTGCAAGGATTCCAGTTATCAATGTTCAGCCTGGCACTTCAATTACATTAACGTCCCCAGGACAAACGCAAATTTTAACTCCAACGACTGTTAACTTCGCTGCAGGTAATGCTACGTTAGGATATACAGCAATTCTATCAGATTCAGACGTTGCAACTCTTCAAGTCGGAACTCCTGTATTAAATGGAGTAAGTCCTACGGTGCCAAGATTTATTGGAGACAGCGAAGCTGCTCAATCTGTATCAGCTACCGGATTTACATTTAATATTATTGCTAAGCAGCAGTTAATAGCTGATGCTAGAGCAACTATTACAATTATCGGTAATGAAACAGGTGGTAGAGCTACTATTCAGTTAACCGTTAAGAAAACTGTATTGGCTACAGCAGCGTTTACTCCAATTGGAAATGCATCGACGTTGTAATAATTAATTTAAAAAAAAGATAAAACACAATATGGGACTATTTAGAAATTTAGTACGTAATACGGTGCAACAAGCTGCGCCCGCCGTAAGAAATATTATACAGGGAGCGAATCAAATTAGACAGTCGTCGACTCCGCTTCGTACTGCACTTAATCAAGGCCGAGCTGAATTAGGTCGAGTTGCTGAACGTATTAATGCTGGGCAGCCTATTATAGCTAGACCTAATATATCAGGACCGATTGGCAGACCAGCAGCTCCGTTAACGGCTGCAGGACCAACGCCTCAGCAAATAGAAAATGAAATTCAAACCAGAGCTCAAACAATTGCGAATAATTTAATTCAACAATTACAGCAGCAACAAGCAGCTGCTGCAAATGGCAGAATTTTTACTCGTTTCAATTTAGCTACAGATGTAATTGAAAATCAAAAAGTAATTGTTACTGCCGGATTGTTTGCGAATAATGCAGCTACAATGTCTATGATGTATACGTCATCTGTACAGACGACTACTCAGAAAAAATATTATTATGAAGTATATGACAAAAATCCACAAACGGATACAACCTCAACTTCAATTTTTTCTATCGCATATGGACATCGTTTAGGATCAGGATCTGCGGGTGTCGGTACATTAAACGATTCTCCTACCAGAGCAATCTATTCTCAATATAGATTATTATTACTAAACCCAGACGATACTAAATTTACTTTTGCTGACGGCGCTGACGCTGATTCAATCTATGCTATTAATTTTAATAGAGCTCGCTTAAAAGATAAATTAGATCAAGGTAACTGGGAGATTTTCTTAACTGATTTAAGTGGATCATTCTTTGCACAAAATGTACATACTGGATCAAATGTTATAGCTGCGGGATCTAAAGTAGTTAAATTAATAGACGACTCTGGTGACTTGCAAGAAACGTATCAAGTAACGTCTGCGGGTCGAGTGTATAATGTTGTATCTGGATCGTTAATAAGTGGTATATATAACCCGTCAAGTCCTGTATATTATGGATTAGTTTATCCGGAGATGGGTATTATCGTATTAAATGGAGCAAAATTAGATTCACAGTTATCATTTAATACAGTTACTGGATCTGGCGAAGATGAAAATGACGTAGCAGGTGATAATGCATGGAAATTATATACCGCAATGTCAGGCGCGTTAGTATTAGATCGTCAAGATTATGCACTTCAAGCTCGTAACGCAGAAACCGTAACGTCGACTCATTTCTTTGTTAGGGTAACTAATGGTGAGTATAATTTCTCAAATAATCCGACATTCGTAACTGGATCGTTAGGAGATTTTTCTCAACCAACTTTTGTTAATGACCCTAAAGTTTATATAACTACCGTAGGTATGTACAATGATAGACAGGAATTGTTAGCAGTTGCGAAACTTTCTCAGCCAATACAAAAATCATTCCAAAATGAAGCTTTAATTAAAGTTAAGCTTGATTTTTAACGAATAATAAAAATACCAAATAATAGGCTCTTTGATATTTATATTAAAGAGCCTATCTACTATATATGAGTAAACCAGGAGCATTTAAACGAATTCCGCCACGTGATATCACGGTAAGTCCATTCAAGGTATACAAATCTTGGAGATTTACTACGACATCTTCTTTAGATGAATATGGAATTGATCGTTTAGTAGCTATTAAACCGGACAAAAGAATATTTGAAGGTCACCCAGTTGCTTTCGGGCATTGGACTACAATACGTGACACTGGATCGTTTTTAGTAAACACAAAAAATGATAAAGAAGCGTCATTAATTTGGTATAGCATTGATCATTTATACTATAAAAGAACTGGCGCACCATTTGACACGTTTGGATTTTCAGATCCTGAAAAAATCGAGCGTATGATGTATGACGAAGCTTTTATATTAAGCGTTCCACAAAAAATGTATGGAGAGCAGATTAAAGCAGGATCAGTAAAATTGTATTTAAAAAATTCACAATTAAATGATATTACAATGTCATTAGTTGACGACGGCCGCGGCAATTTAATTGATACTGCCTTAAGTTCGTCAATATCTAATGAAATTTTTTATTTAGGATTTAATAGTTATACATACGGAAGATTATATTCAGATTCTGTGCCAGTAGAAACGCTTAATGATAGTTCTACAAATTCAATGCATGTTGATACTATTATTCCTAATTTATCAGTTCCTAGTAAGAACGTTAGGATAGTGCCTAGATACAATTTACCTTCAAGCTCAATTCAATGGGGCAATGCTGCTTATTTTTCTGGTAATGGATACATGCGCGTACCAAATAATGAATATCTTAATTTTAAAATAGACCAAGACTTTGCAATATCATTATGGGTGCATAGAGTTGCTGCAAACTCTGAAGATTCATACATACTTTCAAAAAGAACAACAGGAGTTGGTGAATATTTTAATAGAGCTTTAGGTAAAGTAGTTGTAGACGACGTAAACTATAAAATATCACAATATCCATTTGATATATATTTTAAAGGGTCTTCTGGAAATTTAGTCTGTCGACAGTCTTCCGCTGCAAATGTTGTTGCATTAGAATCTTCAAACATTCCTGTAGGATCTAGAAGTCACGTATTATTTAATAAGACAGGATCTAAATTAGAATTGTACGTTAATGGGCAATTAAATGCTTCGTCAAGTATTAATATTGAAGATGGATTTACACAAAACGAAGCTGACATATTTATTGGCTCGCTAGGGTTAGATAACACCCGTAATGCTAAAAATGCATTCTCCGGCGCGTTAGATGAAATAATGATATTTAATAAAGGATTAAATTCGGATGAAGCTTTACAATTAGCATTTACAGGATCAATGAATTTAATGACTACAAATACTAATGTAATAGGTAATGTATTTTATGAACATGGATTAATTGTAATATCAGATCCTAGACCTAAATATGGCACTAGCGACTATAGAATGTTTAATGATGTATTGTTAGATTCAAATACAAACACAAATTTACCTTCTTATTTAGAATCAATTCGTTTTGAATTTAATTCTCAAATTACAATTTATGAGCATGAATATGTAATTAAAATACGAGAAGATGAATTTAACTTTACGACAAATCCTACAATAAGAAAAAATAACGATCCTAATTCGCAGCTTCCAAAAGATTTTGTATCCAATCCAAAATTTGCTCCTTATATAACTACAATAGGACTTTATAATAAAAACGCAGAATTAGTAGCAATTGCAAAATTAGCATCGCCAATACATAAACGAGATGACGTCGACTTAAATATATTAGTAAAATTTGACGTAATGACCTAAATTAAAATAAAAAGTTATGAGAAGAAAAAAGTTTACGACAAAACAAGTGGCCGCTAAATATGGATTTCGCAGCGGGTTAGAAATGAAAATTGACGAATCACTTAAAAATCAAGGTATTGATGGTGAGTATGAACAGCATATTATACAATATACTAAACCAGAAACTCATCATAAATATCATCCTGACTTTAAATTACCTAATGGTATATTTGTAGAAACTAAAGGAAGATTTTTAGCTGACGATCGTAAAAAACATTTACTAATAAAAGCACAACATCCTGAATTAGATATTCGATTTCTATTTCAAAATTCTAAAACTAAAATTAGTAAAGCGTCTAAAACTACATATGCAGATTGGTGTATAAAGCATGGATTTCAATTTGCAGACAAAGAAATTCCTAACGACTGGCTTGTGTGATTTGTAATTTAGTATTTATTTTCTTATATTACTAAAGATGATAAATACTAAGTTAATTCAATTATTAGAATCTGTAGTAGGTAAAGGCAAAGTTACTAACAAAGGTAATATTGCACATCATTGCCCATTTTGTCAGTCATCAAGAAAAAAACTTGAAATACAGACAAATACAAATGATAAAGGAGAAAATCCATGGCACTGTTGGGTTTGTAATAAATCAGGAAAGAAGCTTTCTTCACTATTCAAATCACTTAACGTAAACCGTGATAAATTAACGGAGCTATACAATTTACTTAACATCCTCCCTAAATATAGTAGTAGAGAGATCGACAGTAACAATCAAAGTACGACAGTTCTCGAATTGCCTAAAGAGTATATTCCGTTATATCAACATTCAGATTCAATTGAATATAAAAATGCTATACATTATTTAAGAGCTAAAAGAAAAATTACTTTATCTGAAATAGTTAAGTATGGAATTGGATATTGCGAATCAGGAGAGTATGCTAAAAAGATAATTATACCTTCATACGATGAAACAGGTAAATTAAATTTCTTTGTAGGCAGAGCTTATTACGACGTAGACTTTAAACATAAAAATCCAGATCATTCTAAAAATTGTGTCGGCTTTGAATTGTTTATTAATTGGAGTTTACCTTTAGTGCTCGTTGAAGGTGCGTTCGACGCAATTGCAGTTAGACGAAATGCAATTCCACTATTTGGAAAAACTATATCTGAAAATTTACGTAAAAAGATAATTGAAAATAAAGTATCAAAATTATACATTTGTTTAGATAAAGACGCTCAAAAGCAAGCATTAGAGCATGCCGAGTATTTTATGAACAATGGAGTTGAAGTTTATTTTGTAGATTTAAAAGAAAAAGATCCTGCAGAAATAGGATTTGAAACTATGTGCAAATTAATTAAAGAAACTCAACCATTAACCTTTTCAAAATTTATAGAATATAAATTATTTATATGATAACAAAAATTAACATTGGAATTGATCGCATTGATAAAATTTATCATTTAGCTGACATTCATATTAGAAATTTAAAAAGACATCAAGAGTATAAAACTGTATTTAGTCGTACCGTTGAAGCTATTAAAGCAACATTAACTCCTAATGATGTTATATTTTTAGGGGGTGATATCGTTCACGCTAAGACAGATATGACTCCGGAATTGGTTCAGTCTGTTCAAGAGTTTTTTAAACAGTTCGCAGATTTAGCTCCGACAATTTTAATTACAGGAAATCACGATTGCAACTTAAATAACAAATCTAGATTAGATGCCTTAACTCCAATTGTCAATGCACTTAATCACCCAAACTTACATTATTTAAAAGATTCTGGGGTATATCAATTAGCCGATAAACACTTTACTGTTATGTCTGTCTTTGATAAACCAAAAGATTTTATTCGTGCAGATTCATTTAATGCTGACTATAAAATTGCACTACATCATGGCGCAGTTAATAATGCAATGACTGATATTGGATTTAGGTTGCAAAATGATCATGTAGATATTGATATGTTCAATGGATACCAATTAACTTTGTTAGGAGATATTCATAAACCAGCTCAATTTTTAAATGATGCTAAGACTATTGCATATCCAGGAAGTTTAATTCAACAAAACCATGCAGAAGCTTTAATTCATGGAATGTTAGTATGGGATACAGCTACACAAAAATCAGAATTTGTAGCAATTCCAAATGACATTTGTTATTATACATTGGAAATTGAAAATGGCATTCAGCCTGCAATGCCAATGGAATTAAATGGAAAAACAATTCGATTGCGAGTTAAAGTAAGAAATACAGAATCTGCAGATTTAAAACGTATTATTGCAGAAGTTAAATCAGTATTTAATATTGAAGAATACACTATACAAAAAATAAATGACTTTACAAATAATAAAAATAGAGTTCAAAAAATTAATATAGGGGATGTACGGGACGTTGAACATCAAAATGATTTAATAACTAAATTCTTAGATAATAAATTTGCACTTGATAATGTAATGTTAGACGGTATTCGTCATGTAAATCGAACAGTTAATTCAAGTTTACCTAAATTGGAAATTTCTAGAAATGTATCTTGGATTCCAAAGAAATTTGAATTTTCAAATATGTTTAGTTATGGAGTTGATAATGTAATTGACTTTACTAATATGCGTGGAGTGTATGGAATTTTTG